TCAGATTGGAGTTTGTGCCGCGAGTGCTACCGACAGCGCCGTCTGGAAGACAATCAATCCAGCCTGTACGGTGAGTCTGGCCTGGTCGTCGAGCGGCAAATCGTTGGCGATTGCCAGTGCCGCCGGAATCGACGTGTTGATGAGCGACTGCACCGATGCGGTATCGACATTGGTGGCTGTGTCGCAGACGGCTGTACTATCGGTCGCGAGCGCGGCCAGTGCCGATGCTTGCGGGGCAAGCAACGTGTTCCCGTTGGAGGCCAGCGCCGCTAGGCTATTCAGCTCCGGCTGAACCACGGCGCAGGCCTGTTCGACACGAGTCTGAAACGTGGTCGCAATCGTCGTTGCCGTTTGCTTTTGGGCTATCGTGCAGGCGGCGAATGCAATGGGCGTAGCAAGACCCGCGGCGAGAAGCAGCTTCTTCATGATGGACACCTTCGTGGAGATCGCCGCGAACGCGGCGGGAGGACAACAGCGGGGGAGTTACGGCTGCGGGGTAGCCGGGGCAGGGGCCACAGTCTGAGCTGGATCGGTAGCAGGCTCTGCCGCAGGTGCGGGCGCATCGGTCTTTGCGGCCTGATGGCTCGCCCACCAGTTTCCGACCGCATGTGCGCCGGTGACGATCAGCGCCGCAACCAAATACGGCAGGCTCTCCGGAATGGGCAACGGGCATCCAGCTAGTAGCCACTGCAGCATGGGCGCGAGCGTAGCAGCCGTGATGGTCGTGCCGCCGGTGACGAGGGACGAGACTTGATTCATGGTCGACTCCTTGGTCGTAGTAGTAAAAATCGAACGGATTACGCGAGGCTCGTTGCCCCGCGCAGTGCGCCACCCGCATTGACATAGGCGGTCTGCAATACGGCGATCGTGTTGACGTGCTGCCCGTAGTCGTTGCCGGGCAGGCTGGCCCAGATGCCAGAGCAGAGTTGGACCGCCTTCGTGAAATTGCCGATGTCGATGAACGGCAACGCACCTCTCTCGCGAATCTGCTGGAGCGCGATCCTGTCCTGTGAGAGCGGCGAAAAGTCCGGCAACTTCAACTGCTGCCTATACGCGAGCCAGTAGCGATAGAGCAGCTGGTACCGGCCGGCGGCGGTCGAATTGAACGTGGAGTTGAGGATGCCCGGGTGCGTCGCGTAGCTGGAAAACGTCAGCGGCTTGCCCGGTGTCGCGCCGACGAGCACGCGATAGCCGTCGTCGGATTCGGGGATGCGCGATGTTCCTTCGCTCCACGCAATCATGTCGAGAAACACGGTCCTGTTGGGGCCACCAGCCTGCTGCGCGGTGATGACGGGCATAGTCAATCCTCCGTGTTTGTGCGGCGGCGAAAAATCTTGTCGCGCGCCAGGATGAAAATCTGCAGAACCGTGTAGACGAGGGTGGCCGACAGCACAACGTTCGAGAGCGTCAGGTACGCCGCGACCTGGCCCAGCAGCGTGCCGATCAGGCCGCCAACCCACGCGATCGACACCTTGATCGATTCCATGACGTGATCATTGCTGTTCATGGGCATGCTCCAGAAATGAAAAACCGCCCCGGAGGGCGGCGATGGATGTCTGCGAGGCCAGCTTCAACCTAAGCGCCGCAGTAGTAGGAAAAGACAGCTAACGCGATATCGGGCGCCACTTGCGGCTGGAACGCGTAGAACCCGCACGAATCGGGCGTAAGAAATGAGTTGATCGCCTCGCTGAACAGCGTTTGCCACGATGAACCGTCACCGGACACCTCGTAGTACCAGTTCGTCGCGTCGCTACGGATTCGCATCCATTCGGGAACGGCACCGAGATTCGTCGAGAAAGCGTTGCCGCTCCACGACGAGAAATTGTTGAAGTTGCCGACCCAGTAGCCGAGCTGGTTCTGATACGCGAGCTCAAAGAGTTTCAGCTTTCCGCTTGCGCTGTCGTACAGGCACGGACCAACGCAACCGTAGTTGGCATTCAGTGGAGCAGCGCGCAAGCGCATCGTCACCTGAAAGGTCCCAGATGGTATCGGCTGCGTGAGGACGAATGCCTGCGCGCTGCTTGAATGCGGAGTGACAATGCCAATGCCCCACGGATATTGCGTGGCGATGGCGCCCGTCGCCCCCTGATTGCGCAGGGTGAAGCCGGACAATTGCGGCACGGTGTCCGTCGCGCCGTGTGATGAATTCGGTGTGATCGTCGCGCCTGATCCCGTCGCTGTCACGCTCGCGTTCGTGAAATTCAGCGCCCCCGGCGCCACGGCCTTGATGATGCCGCCCTGTTCGACCGCGCTGAGCGTGCCGACAAGAGACAGCCCAGCTCCGAGCTTGCCGCCTTCGATCACGTCCAGGTTCGCGCCGCCCGAAAGCGACTTGAAGACGAGTGATTGCGCGGTCGAGCTCGCCGTGTCGAGAATCGGGGCACCACTGCCTTCATTCGATGCCCCGGTGACTGTGCCACCGGGACAGGTCAGGACCAGACTTCCTGCGCCATTGTCCGTGATCGAGAAATTCCCACCTGCGGCCAGCGTTTTCACGACGAGACTCGCAGTCGTGGATGACGATGTATCGATCAGGCCGGCCCCAGCACCTTCGTTCACGCCGCCGCGCAGAGATCCGCTGATCGCGTTCGGCTGGTAACTGCGCACGTCGGCGTAGCTCGACGCCGTCAATGTGCCGGTCACGACCTGATACAGCGGGAACGAGGTAGCCGGAAAGCCCGTCGTGTTGGCGCTGACGGCGCCCGTCACTGGGTCCGCAAAGATATAGTTCGTCGCACTCGCGGCAAGCGTCAGGGTTCCGTCGGGTACCGATTGCATGGCGCCCGCCGGGTTCGCATAGCTGCCGCCGTAGTAGCCCCAGACAAGGCCGCCCGTCGTTGCCGCACGCCGGCCCCACAACATCAGTGGGCTGGTGGCATCAAACAGCGCGTTGAGCGTCGCCTCCTTCGTCGAAGAGGTCGCGGACAGCGTATCGAGCAGGGTCGAGCTGTTCGACATGACTTACGCTCCGGCGTACCAGGAAAACACCGAAAGGCCGACGGCCTGCCCGTTCGGGTCGGCGAAGAATCCCACCTGGTCCGGAGTGAGAAACGTCGTGCGCGAGAACGAATACATGTTGACCCACGTGATGCCATCCGGCGAGACGTCGTAATACCGGTTCGTCCCGTCGTCACGGATCCGGTGCCAGTCTGGCCAGAAGGTCATCGCGTACTGCGAGCCCTGAAATCCGTTCCACGAGGTCGGGCTGTTGAAGTTGCCAATGCCGTACTGAAATCCGCTCTGATACAGCAGGCCAGCGACTTGCAGCAGTCCGCTTGAACTGTTGCGCCAGAGGAGCCCGCACTTCATGTAGCTCGAGCTGGCCGGAAACGCGCGCATGCGGGCGACGACCTGATAGGGCGTCGGGGGCGCGGCAATCACGAGGCACGCGCAATTCTCACCGCCCGCTTTCGGCGTGGACAGGCTGATGCCCCAAGGTTCCTGCAGCGCGGTGGCGCTGCCCTGGTTGACCCAGGCGAAATTCGACAGGTTCGGTGGTTGATCGGGCGCGCCGAAACCCGAGAACAGCGCGATCTGCGCTTGCGATCCACCCGGATTCGTGACTTGCGCCCCTAGGAAATTGAGCTGCGTCGCCGCATTGACGACCGTAGTCCCGTTCTGCTGGATCGCCGGCGCAACGGCCGCGGCCGCGTTCGCATCGATTGCAATGCCGGCGGATTCATTGTCGGTGATCGTGATGCCGCTGCCGGCGACCAGTGTTTTGAACGCGAGGTTGCTCGACGTAGTGGAGGCAGTGTCGAGCACGCCGACTCCACTGCCTTCGTTGCTGCCGCCCGTGACGGTGCCGCTCGTACCGCTCGTGCTGATCGTGAGCCCGTTCGATCCACCGTCCGTGACGGTGACACCGGCGCCGCCGATCAACGACTTGAAAACGAGCGTCTGCGCCGTAGAATTCGCTGCATCCAGCACGGGCGTGCCGCTGCCTTCGCTCGTTGCGCTGCGGACGGTGCCCGCGATCGCGCTGGGCTGGTAGCTTCGGCAGTCTGTGTAGCTGGAGATGCCGGTCGAACTGGTCACGATCTGGTAGAGCGGAATCGACCCGACGGGGAAACCCGTGGTGTTCACCGACACGGCACCGGTCGTGGCACCCGCATACACGTAGTTGGTCGTGCTCGCGGTGAGCGTGACGGTGCCGTTCGCGATCGCATTGGCGGTGGTGCCTACCATATACGTGCCGCCATAGTAGCCCCAGGTCAGGCTGCTCGTCGTGCTCGCGCGCCGGCCCCAGACCATCGCGGGACTGGCCGCATCGAACAGGGCATTTGCGATCACTTCCTTGGCCGTCTGATTCGTCGCGATGGTGTCGAGCAGCGTCGTGCTGTTGGACATCGTGTTACCTCGTGATGGTCGTCGTGGCGGGCGTGCCGAGCACACCCTGATCGCTGTTCTGCTGCACACGGAAGGTGATCGTCGCGCCCGCTGAGAAAGCGTCTGCCGTGATATTGGCTGAGGTATACGTCCAGGTGCCGCCCGCACCATTGCCGGCAACCGTGACGGTCCGAACCACGGTCGAGCCGTTCAGGATCGTGAGTGTGTAGTTCTCGGCCGACTCATCGAGCGGGACATCGGTGCCGTCGAGCCATTGGGCGCGCACGCGGGCGCGTCGGATCCATGACAGCGAGATGTCGGCGGTACTCGACGCGCTGCCGTGCGCGGCCATGAAATACACTGGCGAAAGCGGCATGACCCGGCCGTTTTTCGGCATGAGACTGACCTGCGCGCCGGGCGAGCCCGAGAACAGATTGAGCAGGAATGTCTCGAAATACAGGGTTGAGCCGAAATCCGTTGTCTGGATCGGCATGGACACGATCGCAGCAGGATCGAGCAGCACGAACCGCTCGCCAGCGGCGTGGGTGGTCATGGCGGCTTCCGTGCCACCGCGCCCCCGCAACAGACCCGACAACGTCCAGGTGTTGGCCGCCGTCTGCGTCGCGTTGCGGAAAAAAATGATCTCACCGCCCAGCCACGCGGCATTCGCACCCGCGAGGAAATCTGCATAACTGCACGAAGCGATCGCCCCTTCGTACAGCACGATGCTGACTGTATTGATTTCGTCCGGGAGGTTGCCGCCGCCGAACGATGACAAGGCACCCGCCGCGTAGCCCATGACGGACGCATGGGTGATCTGCGCGAACTGTGTGAACGTCACATCATCGCGCGACAGGTCGATCGCCGCACCGGGCCACGACGAAGCCATCCCGCACGCGGCAACGTAGACGCCCGGTGTGCTGTCCGCATCGCGCAGCGGCGGAATGTCGAGCACAGAGAGGATGGTCGGGCCGCTGTAATCGATCTGCTGGCTGGCAAAACCGAGCGCAGTGCCGCCCTGTGTCGTGTATGACGTGCCCGGATAAATATCGGGCTCCTCGAGCGCGGCGGCCCAGAGGAGCGACCCCTGGCCGTCATACTGGCAACGCGTGATCCGGACGGTCCAGCTCTCGTCGTTCGCACCCTGCAACGTCATCACGTCGCCCGGCTCGTACTGCAGATAGGCGAGGCCTGTCGTGAACTGGAAAGTCTTGCGGCCGACCCATGCCGACCACAACATCGCCTGGGTACGCGCAAGCGCATCGGAACCCGCGAGCACGATGGGCACCTGCATGACGGTGTCGCGGTTCGAGTTCGTGTATGCGCGTATCGCGCGCTGCGTGTTCGGGTTGTAGTCGTCTCCGAGTTCCGGGTAAGTCAGCTGCATTGAACGAGGCAGATCGACCTCCTGCACGATCGTCTCGGTGATCGGCGTCGTGTTTGCCGTGTCGCCGAGGTTCGGCGAAGCACCGAGGTCGGCGTACAGGAAGGTGCCGACGGGTTGCGCGCCACGCTTCACGAACCGGATCACGCCGCCCGAATCGCAGGCATCGAAGAAGTACGTGGACATCAGCGGGCCGAGGTTGCTGCGCGTGGTCGAATGGTTCGTCACGCAGTAGCCGTTCATCACGTCTGTAAGCTGCGAGACATCGATCCGCGCGGAGGACAGGCCCGCACGGCTACACAGGTCGCCGACGGCATTGCCGAGCGTCGTGAAAGTCTGCCCCTGCGAAATCCACATGTAACCAAGCGAGATGCTGCTGAGGTTCGCGCCCGAGGCGAACACGAAGAAATTCTCGTTGATGGCCACCATCGTCGAGACGCCGAACGGGGCATAACCGAGTACCGTATAGGTGTTCTGCGATGGCCGGAACAGCGACACGGCGAGGTTGTCGCCGACCGTGTAGATGTAGTCGTCTGTGAGCACATACCCGGTGTTCGCATTGAAATTGATGCCGGTATACGTCGCGGTGACGGCTAGCGTATCGCGGTCGAACTGGAACAGATGGCCGGTCAGGTCGTCGAATGCATAGACATGCGTGGCCGAGCCACCGAGGATGTGCCATTCGCCCAGCTGGGTACTCTGCGCGACGATCAACCCCTGTTGCGACAGGTCGCACCGGTAAATCGGGCGGCCGCTCGTCGTATAGAACGAGCTCAGAAAGAGGTCTGTACCGTTGCGCCAGAAGCAGGCCTCATCGCCGCCAAACCCGAGGTCCATGCTGCCGGTCAGGCTCATGTCGTCATACGAGCCGTCCGGATGCAGCCACCCGGGCCAGGTATAGATGCCCGGCACGTCGCTGTAGCCGAGCGGCATGTTGATGCCCCCCCGGTTGCCGCTCCAGGGAATCAGGTGCGTCTGGACGGCACCATAGGTGCTCAGATTCGCAACCGTCACGCCGTTGTAGCCGAAGTAGTACCCGTAGCCCATCGCGATGCCGCCCGAGGCCGACAGACATGGCGCCATGAAGAACGTTCCGAGCGAGGTCGAATACGTGTACGTCGAGGCCGAGTTGGACGTGGCGAGCGCGGCCGGTGCAGTGATGACCTCAAATGAGAGCGACGGCAGATAGTTTCCCCACCGCGAGAGATCCAGCTCATTGAACACGACATACGCCAGTCCCCGGTAGGCGGGCGTGTTGTTCACGCCGAGCGCGGCCTGCATCACGGGATCCGGCAGCTGTTTTTCGTCGCCGGGGTAGACGGTGAAATTCGTCACCATCTGGTTCGAGCCGCTGATCGCCTGAAAATTCGACGGATTGGATACGTCGTAGATCAGCTTGCCGTTGGCCCAGATGCGCCGCACGGCCGTAATAGGGCCCGCACACAGGCCGACGGCGAACGACATCGACACCTTCTGCTGCTGCGGTCCTTTGCCGCCTGCGCCTTTGCCGCCTCCGCTGGCGACGTAAGGCTGGCCGGCCCAGATGATGTTGCCGGCGATCCGGTAGATGCCATAGGCGAGCGGAATCGGCTTGCCGTATGCGCTGTCCTGGATGCGGATATCAGCGGGCTGTGGTCCCTTCTGACGAAACAGCAGGCCGCCGGCGATGCCGCCCGCCATCCAGCCGAGTTCCGCCCCTTCTGCGATGCCGGCAGGCCCGCCGGTCAGAAATCCAGCCGCACCACCAACCACGGCGCCAGCGGCGGACAGGACAAGCTGGCCCATTCAGACGACTCCAGGGATGCAGTAAGCCGCGATCACGTTGCGCCGGGTTTTCTCATCGAGACGCGATTCGACCACGCGCCGGTTCGGCAGATATGCGTGGATGAAGTGATCGGCATCGGTCAGGATCGCCACGTGGATCGGCGTGGCGTGCCACGCGAACAGCAACACATCGCCGCCTTGGGCATCTGCAAGCGGAACTCGTATCAGGTGAGCCTCTAGTGCGCCGCGCAGCCGGCCATCCGGGCGGCGCCCGTAATCGGGCGTGTCAGGCACGTCGAGGCCGACTTCGCGCGACACGCCGATTATGAGCCCGATGCAGTCGCAGGCGGTGCCCTTCAAGCGTCCTTGATGCTGGTACGGCGTGCCGAGCCAGTCGCGGGCTTCGGCGACGAACTGCTCGCGCGTGATGGTCACCACGGCATGATCTTCCATTCAGTTACCCTGAGGCGAGAGCAGGAGGTCGGCGCCGGGGATATACGGCTCGCCACGGAAATGGACGATGTTGTTGTAGCGCGCGTAGCAGGTGCCAAGCTGCTTGTCGCAGCCGGCCGTGATCGTGTACGTGTCGCCGACCGCGACCGGATACGGCATCGCCATCGCAAGCGTCACGACGCCCGGCGCGAACGCCTTGACCTCCATGACGAAGCCCGCATTCTTGCCGGTCAGCCACTTGACCTTGCCGAACGCGAAATACCCGACCGTGTAGTTGTAGCTGATGAAGATCTCACCGCCGGCCTGTGCGCTGTTGAAGGTATAGAGACCCGTGGCCGAAACTGTGTACTGCCCGGATCCAGTCCCGACGCTGTACGTGGTGCCATAAGAATCGACGACCGAGATCGTCGAAACGAACGCACCACCGTTGGGCGGCACAACCTGGACCGTGAACGGCGAGCGTGTCGGGATCTTGTGGCCAGTCGTATCGGTATAGGCGACGACAGGCCCGGTCTGTGAGAGGACGGGATCGTTCCAGCTGGTCGCGCTGTTCACGCTCGCGACCGTCCCGTTGAAGGTGAGCGACGTCACATCGACCGTGCATTTCGCGTCGCCAAGCTGCGCGCGGCAGGTCGGGCTGTACACGTCACCCTGTTCCTGCTGCATCAGTTGGGCCACCCCGCGCATTTCGACCTGGTAGGCGCCGTTCGTGATCGTCACCTGACCGAGCGTGCCGCTTGCCAGTGTCACGGCACCGGCCGACGGGTTTGTGTAGTCGACCAGCATGCATGTCACCTGCGCGAAATCCCACTGTCCGGACTCGAGCGAGGCCTGCGTGATGGTCGAACTGTCGAATACGGCCTGTACCTCGAGGTTCGAGGTGGAGAGGTCACTCGTGCTGTCGATCTGCGAATGGGTGTAGCCGCCTGCCGACTGATACGTCAGGCCACCGTACGTGACGGGCTGGTCGAGGTCCGTGAACGCGAAGACCTGTCCATCTGTGCGGGTGATCTTCCAGAGCGTGCAGACGGCCTGCACCTCGGCCTGGAGCGTGGCGAGGAGGGCGGTGGGAATCGAACGCATGAAGATGGCGAATTACGGGCGGATCTCTATCAGGGGAATCGAGCCCCAGTCGACCAGCAGGTCGCCGACCGCACCATTGCGGTCCATGATCTGCTTCTTCATCTGGTCGACATCGAAGCGCACGGGCACATCGAACTGCCCGCTCCACGTGAGCATAGGCGAGCCTGTCGGCGCTGGCGTGATCGTCACAAGGCCCGTGGTCGTGTCGAGCGTGACGCCCGTCGTGAGGGGCACGCCGGATTTGATAATCTGCACGCTGCCCGCCACCGGCTTCTGGATCAGCCGCGATTCAGTGAGCGCGCCGTTCGCATACAGCTTCGTCATTTGGTAAACGCCACTCGTTGCGGTCGCAATCAGTACGCCGGCGCCGCCGTCAGAGTAATCGGTCCAGTCCTTTATACGAAAACCATATGCGCGTCCCTTGACCGTGCGAAAGAAGGCATCGAGCGTTGCGGTATCGGCGGCGTTCATCGCCCGGCGCCCGACCTCGAACTGGATACGCGACTGCGTCCAGGCCGGAATGCGCGTGTCACGCCCGCTGTAGACCTGATTGACCACGGTCAGATACGTGGGGCCGACGGTGGCACCGAAAGCGATGTTGTCCGGAAAGCGGGGCGATTCGAGAAACGTGGTCATCGCGGAATCAACCGTTCCTTGCTACCGCGATGTTCGCCTGCCGCATGATGGCCTGCGCTTGCTGCTGCGCGCTCTGCCGGGTCGTGCCGGGCGGCACCGCAATATTCAGGTTGAACGTGTGGCCACCGCGCGCGGGACCGGAAGAACCACCCGGGGTAACCGTACCGCCCTGGTTGCCCATCATGAGGAACGTGCGATTCGCGACGGTCAGCAGCTCCGGTCCTTTTTCGTTGACCTCGTACAGGCCACCGGGCGACGTATCGCCGCCGGATGCCATATGAAACGGATAGGTCAGCACGCTGCCGATATCGTCCGCCGCGACACTGAAATCAGGTGTCAGCCCCATCAGGCCCGAGGACATGACATCGGTCGAAAAAGACATTGCACTGCCACCCGTCAGCCCAAGCAGTCCCATACCCCAGCTGAACAGCTGTCCAAGCCACCCGCCCGAACTGCTGCCGGAACCCGATCCCGAGCCAATCCCGAACAACTGGTTCGTCAGGTCCTGCGCAATGATCCGCGTGACGGCCTGCTCGATGCTGTTTGCCATATCGAGGAACTCCTGCCGCAGCGTCTTCGTGCGGGTGATCGTGTTGTCGAGCATGCTCGCGAACGAATGGGCGAAGACGTCGGAGATAGACTTGCCGAGCACATTGCTCGAGGCGGACAGTTGCTGGACTTGCAGGCCGAACTGCTGCGCCTGAAGATCGAGTTGCGGCAGGCCCGAGTTCGATGCGATGCCCTGCATCTGCTGCTGGATCTGCGCAAGCTGCTGCGCGGCCTGCTGGCGAAGGTGGCCGAGTTCGACCATGCCGGCAACGGCACCTTTCTCGCCTGTCTCCTGTGCGACGGCCAGTTCCTTCTCCGCGAGGGTAAGCCGTTGGGTGATCTGCTCCGCTTCCTGCTTCAGCGAATTCATCTGCGCCTGTGCGACGGCAGCATTGCGTGCCTGTGCGAGCGTGGTAAGCGTATCGGTGTCGTCGCTCAATGTGGCCTGCCGCTGCAGATGACCGTGCTCGCGATCAAAATCCGCGCCCGCCGTGCGCCCCGGATCACGGTCGAGCTTGCCGAGTTCCGAATTCAGCTTCTCGACCTCGTCCCGGTATTTACGCGTATCCTCGGTCTGCTTCTCGGTCAGTTCTGACAATCGCTCCGACGACTGCAGTAGCGCCTGCTGTTCGTCGTTGCGCAGCGCGTTCGCCCAGTTCGTCAGCGTGACGCGGGTCCGGGCATCGGCCGCGCGCTTTGCCGCGCCTTCGACGATCGTGATCTGCTGATCGTAGAGTGTGCGGATCTGAGAGTTGTACTGCTCGATCGCTGCCTTCGACTGGTCGTAGTACGCCTGCTCGCTGATGTGGTCATCGCGATACGCGAGTTCAAGCTGTTTCTGCCGATCCTGCAGCAACCGGGACTGCGAGGTGATCTGTTCCTGGATCGGCTGGGTCTGCGCGTCGAGATTCGCGCGATCGAGTCCCGCGCCACTCCCATGGCTGTATTCCTTGCGGATACGCTCCTGCATCGCGGCGATGTCGGTGGGTGAGGCGCCCGCCTGCTGGCCGACACGAGCGGCTTCGTCGAGTTCTTCCTTCAGGCGCTCCGCGCCGACCTTGTGCGCCTTCGCGAACTCGTCCCAGCGCGTCTTCGCCGCGACGACCATCTCATCGGTGTGCGCCTTATAGGCCGCCAGTGACGCCGCATCCTGCTGGCGACGCGCGAGTGATGTGGCTGCCGACTGCTGGCGAGTCAGGTCGTCGTAACTCCCGCCCGCTTCAAGTCCGCCGAGTCCCTCGCCAACGCCAAGTGCATAGGATGTGTCGGTCTGCCCCGAGCGCCTGGCGGCAAGCGTGCGGTTGATGCGGGCGGCCGTTTCTGCCGCCGTCTCGGCGCGGCCGACCGACATCAGCGCGTCGGCAGCATCGCTGATTGCAGACTTCACTCCGCGCCAGGCGCGCTCGATGTAGCCGAGGTTCTCCGTCGCTGCGTTGCCAAGGCGCTGGTAGAGCGCCGTTGAGGCAACCTCCATCGCCTTTTCCTGCTGTCCGGCCTGCTCGAGCGCCTTGATGTGGTCGTACAGCGCGCCGTCGACGAAGTGATACTGCCTGTTCGCATCGAGTGCCCATTTCAGCACGCCGTCCGACATGCCGGCGAACTGGCGCACGATTTCCTGCGCATTCTGGCCGGTGGCGACCTGCAGTCGGGTGGCGGCAAGCGCGACGGATTCGAGCGCCCCCGAACTGATGCGCCCGGACGAGATCAGTGCCTGCGTGATCTCGCGCACATTGCCGATCGTGGCACCGGTGGCATCGGCGACACTGCGTGACAGTCGGTTATAGCTCGCTTCGGTCTGGCCAGCATAGTTGCCGGTCAGCATGATCGAGCGTGCGAACTGGGCCGACTCCATCGCGCCCTTGATTACCATCGCGGCAAAGCCGGCAACGGCTGCGGTAAGCCCTGCGATCGCAATGCCTGCCGGGGATGCGAGCTTCGACATGATGTCGATACGCTCGCCCAGCACCATGAGCGATCCTGCCGCGCGCTTGAAGTTGCCGGTGGCCAGTTCATGGGCGAGCACCAGCATCTCGCGCCGCGCACCGACCGATGCGTGGCCGACCCGTTCGATGCTGGCTGCGGCTTCCTCGGCGCCCTGTACGCGCTGGATCGCACGCCCGGCCGTGGCGACGCCCTGGATGTTGTCGGATGTACGGGAGGCGGCCGCATCCATGCGGCGCATCGCAGACTCGACGATCTGCTGCAGGCGCCCCATGTCTTCCTGCGTGCGGGCGACGTTGCCCTGCAGTTCGAGAACGAGGGAGCCGAGCGACATAGGTCGATTACGTGCGGTTGAAAACCAGTTTCAGGATCGTGGCGGACTGCTGCTCGGGGTCGTCGAAAAAGATCGGTTTTTCTTCGTCGCGCGACAGGTAGGGCATGAAGTCACTCGCCCGGTAGGGCTTGGGCAAGATCCGGTTGCCGTGATTGCCGACGGCGGCGGCGATGATGCCGGCACGCAGATCGGCTCGTGCCTCACCAATCGCCTCGATGCGCTCGAAGGCCATCCATTCGGTCAGCTCACTGCTGTCGAGATTGGCCAGCAGTTGCCGGACCGTCATGCCGAGGGCTGCGGCGAGCCGGAAGCAGAAGCGTCGGGCTGGCCGCTCACGGAGTTTTTTTCCGCGTCCGCCACGGCGTCCTTCGACAGGCCGTTGATGCGCTGCGCGGCGACGAACAGGCGCTCGATCACGGCCGCGTTCTTGCCCACAAGCGCTGACAGGTCATCCGGTGTGAAGAGCGGCGTGCCGGTTTCATCGACCGCCGTGAAGATCACGAGCTTCGCGCGCATGTTCTCGGTATCGATCGTGTACCGGCCCGACATGTCCTTCGTCATCAGGCTGGTTTCATAGGCGTCGCGTTGCGCGCCCGTCATCGAACGGATGATGACGGCGCCGCCCCATTCGGGCACGTCGACGGTAACGGTTGCGAGGTCATTGGCCGCAAGGATGGCGGCACGATTCAGGATCGTGGACATGGAAGTTCCGTGGTGAGGTGACAGGAAGCAACCGGAGATCACGCAATCGTGATCGGCCCGGTGATGATCAGGTTGACGGTGGCGGTCAGCAGCTTGTCCACACCGCCATCCCAGGGGAACGATTCGACGAACGCCGTGAAGGTCGCGGTGTGGCCGTTGGGCAGCGTGAGCCGGTAATTCGCGAGCGCGCTGCTCGCCTTGAGCGTCTGTAGCGCAAGCTGGCCGGCATCGGCGAGGTCGATATCGACGTCGAAGCTGAAATTGCCCGGATCCTGCAGACCCGCGCGGTATTCCTTTGCGAGCGACGCCAGGTTCGTCGCGTCGAGCTTCGAGGTCTTGCCGTCGAAGCCCTTGATGGTCTTGAAGTTGCCGATCGGCGTCCAGGCAACGGGTGTGGCCGTCCCCCCTGAGGTCCACGATACACCGCCCGTCGAGTTGTAGTTGACGGCGAACGTATTCGGCGTCACGTTGGTCACGACGAGGGACTGGCCGTTGAGGCCCGTCTCGCCGCCGACGCTGGCGAACGACACCACGTCGCCGTTGGTGAAACCGTGCGCGGTCGCCTCGATGATGGTGGGGTAGCCGAGAATGATTCCGGTGATACTGACTGCGGCGCCGGTGCCGCCCGACACGGCAAACGACGAGCCCTGCGACGAAATGGCAGTCGAGGTCATGGATGTAACTCCAAAGGGAAAGAAAACAGGGAAAGCAGAAGCAGGTCAGTCGTGCCAGACGGAAAACGTCTGCACGACACGGAAAGCCTTGACGTCAGATTCGTACAGGTCCTGCTCATGCTGCAGGACGTTCTGGATGCTCCACGACTGGAACGCAGCAGCCACGGCCGAAGCGGTCGCCACGGCATCGGCATACGTATAGCCCCAGGACGAGATCTCGAAGAGCGTGTTGTTGATCGGGGGCGAGCCGTTGCCGGAAAGCGTGTTGCAGACCGGACTCGCGAGGCGCCGGTAGACGATGTACGGGAAGGTGTTGTCCTGCAGCTGCACCTCGGGTGAGGCTCCACCGGCGGCCAGCGGCTGCAGGAGTGTGGCGACCTGCTCCTGGATCGAAGTCATTTCATCGTCAGCCCGAGGTTGGCCGCTTCCTTTGGAATGCGGGCTGCGAGGTAATTGATCATGGCCAGGATCGCCTGATCCTTCGCAATGGCAAATGCCGGCCGCATAAACGAGCGTGGTTCAACCCAGATCGCGGTGGGCATCGCCTTGACCGCCGCACGATGTGCCTTCAGCGACATACCCTTCGGACGCGGCGGGACATAGGCGTGGCCGAATTCCAGCCACGTCCAGTAGTAGGCGTCGAGATTTGTGACCCGGCCGCGCACGACCTTGACTTGATTCTTCCGGCCGCGCCGTACGCCGACGTAGAACACCTGCAGCAGCTCGTTCGAGCGCTCGGGGATCTGCTTCTGGTAGATCGCGCGCCGGATGCGTCCGGGATCCTGGCGTGGATCGTCGCCCTCGTAGACCGGCGCAAACACAACCGCCTGCTGGCGCAGCACGGTGGCGCCTGCATTGACCGCGCCGCGTAGCACGTTGCGACCGATATTGCGGGGCAGCTGCTCGAGCGCCTTGGCAAACTCGTCCAGCCCCTTGATGCACCGGAATTCAGCCATTCGTCAGTCCCTCGCTCGCGAGCAGTTCGACGGTCCGGTTAGATTCATCGATGTTCAGCGCAGCATTGATGTCGAAGATTCGGCTGGCGTAGACGATGCGGTATGTGGCCGCGACGCGAGGATCAGCATACATCGCGTCGTACCGGACCGTGAAACGGTGGGAGACATCCGTTGTGATCGATTGCGCGGCTGCACGCTCGCTGCCGCTCAGCGCCTCGATGTACGCATAGACCGACTTGATGGTTGTCCACGCCTCGACCTGTTGGCCGAAGCTGTCACGTACCGTACTGCGCTGCTGGATGGCCACCAGCCGGTTCAGCTGGCCCGCTCGCATCTGCGTGGTCATGGCAGCCTGATCATGGCAAACGTCAGCCGGTAGGGATCGAGCAGGCCAGCCACGAACGGCAGTTCCTCGACCTTGCCCCGGTTGAGGATGGCCACTTCCTCGCGGTTCTCGTACAGCGAGCCGGTGCGAAGCAGGATCCAGTTTCGGATGCCCTCGGGTACGGGTTCCGGACCACCGTAGACATAGCTCGTGCCGCTGCCTGCGTCCGACAGGGTGACCGGGTTGCCACCGGGATCCTGCAGGGCATAGAGGCCCGCGTTCGCGGCCGTCACCGTGTACGGGACGTCAACCTGCAATGGCGTCGGCAGTGCTCCGCCCGAATTGAAGAACCGGACGGTATTGCCGACGGCCCAAGTGACTGGGCCGCGCACCTGAATCTGCGTCGACGGTAGACTGCCCGGGACTGTGCACACCGACATGTAGCCGGCGTCATACGTCACGGTGACCGCGCCGATCTGTGGCAGCGGAATCGGCCAGATCTTGCCGAATCCCGGCGTAATGATCGCGGGCATCAGAGCCGCGTTGACGACGTAGTCGGCCGGATCCATCGTCTGCGGCGTGCCGTTCATGTCGAGATAGTCGATCGACACAACATCGACTAGCGGCGCGTGAGGGAGCACGATCGCAAAGGCCGGATAGTTGATCACGTGCTCGAACGGCAGCGGCGTACCGATACCCGCCATCGGGAACCGGTCCAGCACGAGCTGATAGCGTGCGTGGAGCAGCTGCTGGCGCGTGATCGTCTCGGCTGCAATCCGGGCCGTGGTCACGAGCGAGGCGATCAGCGTGTCCTGCGCACTGTCGGTCACGCGCAGGTGCAGTTTCGCCTCGTTGAGATCCACGGGCTCGCCGACAGGCCGCTGCAGCAGGATTTCCGGCATGGGTCAGTCCGGCAACGATGGACTCAGACGATCTGGACGACGCTCGCGTCGCCGAGATTGACCGGAATCGGCGCTGACGCATCCACCGGCGGATCGAAGCGGCCTCCGACACCGAACAGGTACGCGGCAACAAACGAGGCTGCTGTGCCGACCGTGAGCGAGAGCTGCACGAACGCGTAGCCGTTGTTCGTGTCGACGTCGCCGCTGCTGAAATTCATAAGCGCCTGCACGTTGGCGCCGGCGGCGGCCTGGATCGTCGTGATCGCCTTGTTGGGGAGATCCTTGGCACCGGTGCCAGTTGCATCCTGCGCCTGCCGGACCTTTGCGTCGAGCGTGGCGTTTGTGCCCATCACGCCGGTACCGATCAATGCGAGGAACGTATGGAAATTCTGCACCGGCACCCACGCAGTGGTAACCGTGCCGGCAGGCTGGTTGGCGGGATCGATCGAGGTCAGCAGCGCCTCGAAATCGGTGGGTTTGAGACTCGGAAACATGGGCGGAATCCTCCGGTTAGGTTCGGAATCAGCGCGGGATCAACGCGCCGCGAGCTGGATGAACGGCGACAGGTTGTTCGTACCGTTGGCCGGTTTGATGGGGTTGGTGATGGCGGGCTGCCCGTCCAGACGGAAGACTGTCCGGAACGCCATCGCGTCGGCGTCGAAATACAGGTGCATGGACGTCGCCGTCTCGATGCCCGAGGCCTTCTTGATGGTGCGGTAGTACGACATGTCGAGCAGGATCACGTCGCCCTGCGACGAGAAGCTCTTCGCGTGTTGCGAGACGAAAACCGGGCGGCCGAGCAGCATCCCGTAGGGCGATTCCTGTGCACCCGCCGAGATCGGCAGATAGATCGGGTAGTTGCCGAGCGTGAGCGTGAAAAGCGCAGGCAGCACGTCGTTGTTCACGAGCCAGATCGCGCGGCCGAACGAGCCCGGCGGCAGGCGCGAGATCATCTTCGAGAGGTTCGAGATGGTCAGCGTCTGCGTGGCCTGACCGGAATCCTTCGAGACCACAATCGCGGCATTGGCCTGCAGTGCGCCAATCGGCATGCCGTTGCCGGCACCGAAGAGCAGCGACTCATTGGTTTTCCAGCGAATCGAGTCGCCGATCTTGCGGTTCAGGTATTGACCAAGCGCCGGACCATCGGCGATCAGTTCATCCGTAAGCGGCACGAGCGCCATCATCTTGTGCAGGTACTGCGTCGTAGCCGACAGCTTGGGCTTGGTCGCCGTTCCGGTATTGGCTTCGGCCTGCCAGTACGCGCGGATCCCGTCGGTGCCCCACGGCGTCGTCTCGTCCTTCGGGAACACCATCGAGTTGCCCTCGATGTCGTAGTCGTCGGTGTAGGGCAGCAGCGCATCCTCGCCGAGCGAGAGCGTGAAGATGTCGCGCGAGAACTCCGGCGGAATCAGGAAGCCGCCATCCGGACCAGAGCCTTCGCCGCCGTAGGTGCCGGGCGCGACCGCACCGTAGCGCAACCGGTCATCGGCCCGCATCGGGTTGACGGTGGCCGTGTGCACCGAGCGGGCGAATTCGCCGAGCGTCTGGAAGCCGCGCTTCGGATCCTGTTCGACATTCTCCGACACGCTGATCCGTGCACAATCAGGAATCGTTACGCCAGCCGTGCGTTCGGCCTCGATTAGCGCTTCCTCACGTTCGATCTGGCGCTGCGTGGACTGGATCGATGCCATCAGCGAGTCGTACTGCGTTGCCTCGGTGTCGTTGAGGTCACGGTCTTCGGCGTGGGCAGCATCGACTAGCTTGCGCGCGTCAGCAACCTGTGTCGCCTTGCGCTGCTGGAGGGTGCGGAGGGTTTTGCTCATATCAAGCTCCAGAAATAAAAAAACCCGCACGAGGCGGGTTCAAGGTTTGATGCATGGGTACCGCTTGTCTTGCGGCCTCGCTGAGGTCGACCGCTGCTATGCTGACGCGCGAGAAGTCGACAATTCGCCTGAGGCAGGAACTGTTCATTAGAGGGCACCTGTTATGACGCCGCGCAGCATCCAGTCCCACCTGAAACCGTATTCGATCCTCGCTAGCCGGCGCACAACGATTGCCCATGCGTTTGCATCGGCGCTGGCGCCGTTTGACCCATATATCGAATCCGATGTGATTAACGCGCTGATCGCATTGGGGCAAATCGATCTGCTGCACTTGGTGTGTGTCTATTGCTCGTTGCCTGCCACCACCTGGGACCATCTGGTGGGCTTGGTGAAGGACGGCCAGCTCAACGGGTATGGGCACCAGATCGGCAATCTCGTTCCATGCTGTGGCCCGTGCAACTCCCGAAAAGGCGGCAAGGATTTCCACGAGTTCGTGAGGGCAGGCAAAGGCACGGATGAGGAGAAAACGGACCTCATTAGGAAACTTGACGCTCATCTACAACGTGCAACCAGGGTTTCGGCTCCCGCCGTCGGATCGCAAGCTGCGGCCGCCAAAAGGAAATTCGACGAGCTGCAAAGACAGATTCTCGACTTGATGAAGCAAGCCGATGAACAGGCTGCGATCGTACGCCAGCTGATCCAGGTTGACTTATAGGCTCGCGAGATCAAGTGCCCGGCGACGCAGTTCAAGCCGGTGGCCGGATGTGGGTTGCGGCACTTGGGCTTCCGTGGCCGCGCTCGCTGAGATCGAATCGTTCGGCGCGTGGGCGTGTGCGCGACTTTTCGTAGACTTCGCCAGATTGGCCAGTACTTGACCGAAGGTGCGGATGTCATCGACCATCCCGGCTTCCTTCGCGGCCTGTGCGCCGAGCACACGCCCTTGGCCCATGCCATCACGCACCGTGGCAACCGGCACGCCCCGATTACGCGCGACCGCCTTCGTGAAGGCACCGTAGTAATCGTCGACACGGCTTTGCATGAAGGCCTGCGCATCTGCGGAAAGCGGGCCGTATGGGTTGCCTTCAGTCTTGTACTTGCCGGCCGAAATTAGCGTGGTCGTGACACCGGCATCGGCCAGCGCCTTCGACCAGTCCTCGTGCGCCGACCACACGCCGATCGAACCGACTTCGCCACCGGGCGTCACATAAAACTCGCTCGCGGCGCTGCCGAGCCAGTACGCGGCGCTGGCCGCCAAGCTGTTCGCGATCGTGACGATCGGTTTCTGGCCGCGCGCCTGGTAGATCTCGTCGGCCAGTTCCTGCACGCCGTAGACGCTGCCCCCCGGTGAGTCGATGTCGATAAGAACAGCGTCGATTGAATCGTCAGCAAGGGCAGAACGCAGTGCCTGTGCGAACATCTGCGTGCTCATCGAGCCGGGCCCCGAGATGTCGTCGGCCATGTTGCCGCGTTGGGTGACGACACCGTACATCGGCAGCACGGCGATCGAGCCGTTGCCTGCTCGTGCGCTTGCCCCTCGTCGGGCTGCCACGGTTGCTGAGTCGGTTTGGACCGCAGTCATCGTGTCTGCATCGGCGACGGCACCAAGCGACCAGCGCGCGATCACCCCCGCAAAGGCCGACAGTCGCTCGGGCATGATGGCCCATGGGGTCGACAGGAATTCAGAGATCAGCAGCGCGTGTTTCATTCAGTATTCCTGGCATCGTCGGACGTTTCATCTGACTCGTCGGGTGCGGGTTGCGTGGTTGACGGGGCACTCGATGCATCGCTTTCCTCGACCATGTTGAGTGGCCGCAGCGGTTCGTCGAGTCCGTCGAGCGGATCGAGCGATTCCATGCGGCGCGCCTCGTTACGCGTGAGCCAGCCATCGAGAATCCCGTTGTGGTAGTACATCGCCCGGGCCTGTGCATCGCCGCGCAATAGCGCCGTCACCGGAAACTCGACGTTCAGGCCATCGTCCTCAGCGAGGAAGTGGTAGCGGATCGCTTCCTCCCAGCGCACGAGCCACGGACGCAGGGTATGGATCACGAACTCGAGCGACTGCTGCTCGATGTTCGAGAACGTCGCCTTGTCCAGGTCGCCGATCATGTGCGGCGGGATCCGGAACAGCCGTGCGATCTCGGACACGGAGAACTTGCGCGTCTCGATGAACTGGATGTCCTCGTTCTTCAAGCCCAGCTCGTGATACTTCATCCCGAACTCGAGGATGGCCGTCTTGTGCCGGTTGCGGCCGGTCTGCTGCCGCTGCCATGCCTCGCGGAATTCACGGCGCTTCTCGTCGGACGGGAACGCATTCGGCATCTCGATCCAGCCACCTGGCGTCGCGTCGTTCATGAAAAAACGCATCCCGTAATCCTGCGCGGCGAGTCCACCGGCAACTGCCTCGCGTGCGGCCGTAATCGGGTTGTAGCCGACGATGCCGTCCGGCGACAGCCCGCGCAGGTGGAACACTTCGCTTCGTGCGAGCACGATCTCGCTGCCGTCACGACGTGTATACCGGTAGCGCCACTGCGTATCGGACAGCAGTTCGATCGTCACACGATCCGGATGCAGCGGCAGCAGGTCCGTCACTTCGCCCCGGCTGTTCGAGACGATCTGCGCGAACGCATTGCCGCGCAGCGTGCAGTGTCCCTGCAGCATCTCCCGGAATTCCAGCGGATTCTGGAAATCATTGGGCCTTACGGCGAGCAGCCGGTAAAGCCAGTGGTTGCGCAACGGCGTCTTCCGTCCATCATGCCGCTCGCGGTACAGCATGAACGGCAGTGTTGAGACGGACTCGGCGAGCACGCGCACGCAGGCGAATACGGCCGTGAGCCGCATTGCCGCATCGGCGTTGACCGAGTGCGGCGTGCCGCGAAACGGCACTGGCGAGAACCAGAAATCGCCCCACGGAGACCGGTCACCGGTGTCCGCGTTCAGGCGCATCGATAGCAGCACGGATCACTTCCTCGCGATGAGCGCGCCGAACACCGTGAACGTGAGCACAAGCGTGCCAACCGCCGCCAGTGCCGCCGGAATGCTGATAAGCGCGAGGCCCGAGCCGATCAGGGCAATACCGGTCAGCAGGGAAGCGTTGTAGGTCAGCGGGCTCATACGATCATCAAGGTGTAGTCGTCGGGCATCTTCGGGGTGCCGTCACCGACGAGCGCGCGCGACAGCGCCATGATCAGCGCGACAATGCCGTCGATCTTGTTCTCCGGGCGCTCCTTGCGCGGGTAGATATTGTCCTTCGCGTCGAGGTGAGCGACCACGTTGCTCGCCATCCAGCCCAATACCGGATCGCTGTCGTGGATCAGCCGGCGCTGCAGCACAAGCGCTTCGAGTGCCTTCATCGGTTCCGAGAAATTCAGCACGGTCGGGCGCACCTCGATCATCGGCAGGCCTTCGGCGAGCATCCGGGTCGACAATTGCGTCGCCTGGAAGGGATCGAACGCCACGCCCTGTACCTGAAAGCGGCTCGACATTTCGATCAGGTCGGCCTCGATCCACCCGAAATCGATAACGTTGCCGGGCGTGACTGTGAGCCGGCCATTGCGCATCCAGCCCGCGTACTGGCTGTTGCTGGTCGCCATCACGGTGTCCTCGGGCAGGTAGTAACGACCGAAGATGGCATATCCGCCTTCGATCTCGGGATGCGCGAACAGCAGCATCAACGCGGCGATATCCGTTTTGCTTGCGAGGTCGAGTCCGATCCAGCAGGGCTGTCCCGCAAACGCATCGAGATCGAGCGCAGCATCGGCGCACCGGTCCCACGCCCGCATATCCATCCACGCGGTGTCGGCATTGACCCACTCGTTGAGGTGCTTGGTCTTGAAGTTGTTGACCGCGCTCGGCAACTGCATGGCCTTGGCCTGCAGCGGTACCAGCACCTCGGGCTGGACCGAGATGCCCCAGTTCGGATTCGCCTTGATCAGCGCTTCCTCGGTCGTCCAGTCGTCACCGTCGTCGAGGCCGTAAACGATGCCGAACTGGCTGTCGTCCTCGAACACGCCCTCGAGCAGTTTCGTGACAAACGTGCGGATCTCGTAGCAGATCCCGGCCCGGTTGCTGCCTGCCGTCGTGATCACCCACAGCAGCGAATTGTTGCGCTTGCCGGTACCGGTTTCGACCACGTCATAGACGGTGCGCGTCTTGTGGGCGTGCAGTTCATCGACGCAGCCGAAGTGGATGTTCAGGCCGTCGAGCGTGGAGCCCTCGGCGGAAAGCGCTTCGAACTTGGAGCCGGACGCCAGGACATTCATGTTGTGCGCACCGACGGCGACACCAAAGCGCGAGCGGAATCCGGCGCTGCGCCGGGCCATCGTCTGTGCGTCGCCAAACACGATGCGCGCCTGGTCGCGCGTCGTCGCTAGCGAATACACCTCTGCGCCGCCTTCGCCGTCGGCAGCCAACATATAGAGGCCGACCGCCGACGACAGCGTCGACTTGGCGTTGCCGCGCGGTACCTCAATATAGGAACGGCGGAAACGCCGCCGGCCATCGGCCTGCACCCAGCCGAACACGGTGGTCAGGATGAACACCTGCCATGGCTCGAGCGTGATTGGCTCACCGGCCAGCGGCCCCTTGACGTGGGGCAGGCGCTCGATGAACGCGCACAGGTTGTCCGCCGGCGCGAAGGCCTTGCCGGAGCGGTCCGACAGCTTCGGATTGAACCGATAGGGGCTGCTCTTGCCCTTGAAGCGGGCGAGATCATTCAGTTGCCGCTGGCAGGCGAACTTGACCCAGCGGCACGCGGGGACGTTGCCCGCTACGACGGCCTCCGCATACCGTCGGGCAGTCATCGCGTAGCTCGACGTTGCCATCAGCCGGCGATCTCCGACCATGGATCGTGCGCGCTCGCCGGTTCCGGCGCAATCTGTACCCGCGAGCGCGAAGCAGGCGTGAAGCCCATTTCCGATTCGTAGCTTTTCATCTCGAGCGCGAGATCGCGAATCACGTCCATCAGCGGCGAGCGACGAAGGATTCCGCTCGGTGTCTTGATGATCATGCCGGCCACGCCGGCGCGATTGATCTTGCCCAGCGCTTCGCGATAAAGGCCGGCGCAATTGGCCCAGCGTTCTAGTACGGCGGCATCGAGCGACGAGAGCAGTCCTGGTGGCGCATTCTCGATCGCGTAGCGCCACGCTTCCTTGGCCGTGTCCGACATGTAGTCGGGCGGCTCGCCGAGCTTTCCGGTCGGGCGCGGCTCGTGCGGATTGATCCGGCATTTCTGGAGCGTGCCTTTGACCTTCTTGACGGCAGCGGGTAGCGGCTTACGACCGGCCATGGTGGTCATCGAGCATCAAAAAAAGTTTTTCATTTTGCACGCGCAAAAATCCTGGCACGCGCACGATCCCGGCGCCGACGGCCGTAGAGATTCGATCCCCCCTGGGGCAATGGTTGCCGCTGCGGGCGCCCACGTGGCCACGGTTTGCGCCCAGTCGCGTTTGCCAGGCAGTTTTCCTCTCTAACCCGACGAGGCGCACACGGCGCGTTATCAGCGAGCGCGGGGATCGCGCCTGCGACGCTGCGCGGTCTCGGTCGCCGTCTTGCGGTTGTGGCACGGTACGCACAGAGACTGCAAGTTGGACCAATGGAAGCGCGCACCGCCATCCTTGATCGGCACCACGTGGTCGACCACAACGGCCGCGATGGTCATCCCTCGTGCCCGGCACGTGACACACACCGGGTGCGCGCGCAGATACGCCGCGCGACATTGTTGCCAGGCCATCGACTTGTAGAAGCCGAGCTCCGCATCGAACGTGCGCCGGGCACGACCGTAATCGCGGTGAGTCCATCCACGGTGTGCCGCGCAAGAGCCAGGTGAATCAAGCACAGCCGCGCATCCGGGAAACCGGCACGGCGTCGGCGCACCACGTGGCATCAGATCTTCCGCTTGGCTTCGTGATTGAACAGCGTGTTCATGGAGTCGTCATCCACCACCAAGCAGGAGCACACCATGAGCACGATCCAACTGACGCCTGCCCAGCACGCGATCCTGGCCTACGCGATCAATCACACGAGCGGCAAGATCGACTGGTTTCCCGACAACATCAAAGGCGGCGCACGCAAGAAGGTGATCGACGGCCTGTCGAATCGCGCCCTGATTACCACCGATGGTGCTGACTGGTTTGTGGCCGCCGAGGGCTACGATGCGCTGGGTGTACCGCGCCCTGGACCGGTGGCGCCCGTCGATCCTGCCGATCCCGAGATGGAGGCCGCAGTCGAAACTGCCGAAGCAAACCTCGGGATCAAGGCACCACGCCGCACACGCGAGAACAGCAAGCAGGCGCTGGTGATCGCAATGCTGCGCCGACCGGAAGGCGCCACGATCGCGCAGATCTGCGAGGCGACCAGCTGGCAAAGCCACACGGTGCGCGGCACGCTGGCCGGCGCTCTCAAGAAAAAACTCGGACTCGACATTACGTCTGACAAGCAAAACGGCGAGCGCGTCTACCGGATTGCCATCCCAACTTGCAAGTGATTACAGTGACTAAACTGAAATGGTTGTGGGACGGTGCCGTCGGCACGCCACAGCATTCTGGAGGTCGACCATGGAACTCTATAACCGCGCCAAGTCAGTCGGAAATGCAATTGTCGAATTCGACTCATTTCGAAAGTTGCATCAAATCAGCCCGGCTGCATGCAAGAATCACCTTCGCGGCTTCTTTGGTGACAAGCACGGCGACTGGAATAAGGCGAACGTTCAGGCCGAAGGCGCAATGCTGCTGTTGAATGCGATGGGCAAGCAAGAGATTGGATTCAAAGACGCGCTAAAGACGCAGCAGCAACTGCAGTCAGCGGACGCCTTCACGTCTGACGAGCACGATGCGAAACACGTTTAGCTGGGACCAAGGCGATATTCCCTCGACGGCTTATTTGATCTCCCGAAAAATCTCACCAAAGCGCGCCCCGTCGTGGGCGCGTGTGGCTTCGGCGCCCGTGTAGTCCCGCCATCGGCGCACGATCACGTCGACGTACTTCGGATCGAGTTCGATCAATCGCGCGCGTCGTCCCGATTTCTCGCAGGCGATCAGCGTCGTGCCGGAGCCACCGAACGGATCCAGCACGATGTCGCGCGTCTTGCTGCTGTTGCGCACCGCGCGTTCAACCAGTTCGACCGGCTTCATCGTCGGATGCAGGTCGTTCTTCGCGGGCTTCTTGATCTGCCAGACATCGCCCTGATCGCGTGCGCCGCACCAGAAGTGATCGGCACCGTCGCGCCAGCCGTAGAGAATCGGCTCGTACTGACGCTGGTAGTCAGCGCGGCCGAGCGTGAAGGTGTTCTTGGCCCAGATGATGAACGTCGACCAGCGACCGCCAGCGGCACGGAACGCCGACTGCAGCGTATCGAGCTCGCTCGACGACATCGCGATGTATACGGCGCCCTTGGTGACTGCCAGGATGTTCTGACAGGCTGCGGTCAGGAACGCCTCGAAGCCGTCACCGAGATTGTCGTTCAGGATCGGGCGATTCTTGCCGCGCAGCTTGTCCTTCGCAGTGTTTGCATAGTTGACGTTGTACGGCGGATCGGTGACGGTCATGTCGGCCAGTTCATCGCCGAGCAGGGCCTGGTAGGACTCGGCCCTCGTGGCATCGCCACAAAGCAGCTTGTGCTCGCCAAGCAGCCAGATATCACCGGCGCGCGATACCGGGATCTCTTCGACTTCCGGGACCGCATCTTCATCGGTCTGGCCGCCATGATCCGGTTCGTCGCCGGCTATCAGCGCATCCCATTCGTCGGCGCTGAAGCCGGTGAGCGCGAGATCTACGCCGGCATCCTTCAGTTCGGCCAGTTCGAGACCCAGCAGTTCGTCGTCCCACGACGCGTTCTCGCCGATCTTGTTGTCAGCTAGGATCAGGGCGCGCCGCTGGATATCGGTCAGATGCGTCATCGGCACAACCGGCACTTCGGTGAGCCCAAGCTTGCGCGCGGCAAGCAGACGACCGTGACCGGCGATGACGTTGTTCTTGCCGTCGATCAGGATCGGTGCGCCCCAGCCAAACTCGACTATGCTGGCGGCGATCTGCGCGACCTGCCCATCGGAATGCTGCTTTGCATTGCGGGCATACGGGATCAGCACATCGACCTGCCGTAGTTCGATCCGGGTATCGGCGACCGGATTACGCATCGACGACCTCATCCAGCATGATGCGCTCGGCCTCGACCTCGTCGAACGATTGGCCGGAGCGAGCCAGCGTGACCGATGCGTCGGGATAATGCTGCAGGAAGCGGCGGATAGCCACGTCGACGTATTCCGGCGCGATCTCGACCGCGCGACAGCGGCGGCGCGTGCGTTCGGCCGCGAGCAGCGAGGTACCGGAACCGTTGAACGGCTCGAATACAGTATCGCCGGCATCCGAATAAGCGAGCATGATGTGCTCGGGCAGCGCGATCGGGAACACCGCCGGGTGATCGATACCTTCACCGATCGGCCCCTTATGCCGCATGATGCGAATTACCGAATCGGGAATGCGCGTGTCCTGCGTCGGCGTGCCGGCGTGCGACCAGCCACCGACCTCGCCGTCCTTCTTGCGCATTGCGGTCGACGAGCCGTCGGCACGCAGATGCGATTCTTGGCCGGCGTGCTTGCACGGCACGATCTTGTTCGGACGCCGCGCTTCGCGGTTGAAATGAAAAACGAACTCGAAGCTCGGTGCGAGGCGGCCGTTCCAGTCACCGGGCATTCCCGGCCCCTGATCCCACACATACCAGCCGAAGCGCCGCCAGCCGGACGCGTGCATCCACTGCAGCCAGTCGTCCCAGTAGGGGATGACTTCGTTGTCGCGATGGATCAGGCCGAGATTGACGAGCACCTGGCCGTCAGTGGTCATCGGCAGTGCGGAAAACACGCCGCGCATCAAGCCGTCCCAATCGACTATCGTGTTCGTGTAGTCGCGCTGACTGCCGTAGGGCGGGCTGGTGAAGCACAACGACGCTCGATCCTCGCCCATCAGCGTCGCGATGACCGTCGGATCGGCGGCATCACCGCAGATGAGCCGATGCGTTCCAATCTGCCACACATCACCGGCCCGAGTGACCGGCGTGGTCGATGCAACAGGCACATCGTCCGCTGCGTCATCGCCGTCGACCGGCTCGGATTCGTTGTCACCGACCAGCTCTGCAATCTCGCTGTCATCGAAGCCAGTCAGATCAAGGTCGAACCCGGCCGCCTGCAGATCGGCCAGCTCGAGCGACAGCAGTTCGCCGTCCCAGCCCGCGCGTTCCGTGAGTTTGTTCTCCGCGAGGATGAACGCACGCTTCTGAGTCTCGGACAGGTGCGCGAGTTCGATCACGGGCACCTCGGTCATCGCAAGCTGGCGCGCAGCGAGGAGGCGACCGTGACCAGCGATGACGCCGCGGTGTCCGTCGACCAGCACCGGGTTGTTGAAGCCAAATTCCCGGATGCTCGCCGCAATCTGGGCGATCTGCTCATCGCTGTGCGTGCGCGCGTTACGGGCGTACGGGATCAGCGACTCGATCGGACGATAGTCGATTTGCAGGGCCGGCATCGGGAGCGGAAATAAAAAACCCGCGAGAGCGGCGCTCATCGCGGGCAAGAGAGGAGAGGGCGGTGCGAGATCCACCTCTCGCAACCATAACCGCAATCTTAGCGAAATTTCCTCAAAATGCGACACCCCGAAAATCGTGGGATCTTGGTATTGGTCTGCATATGCTTGAGGGACCCCTTAACGACCCGCAACGTCTATTGATTCCCGGTAGCGAGTTGCTGGACGATGTGCTGCATGGCACTATCCCACCGGCGCTGGGCAGTCCGCGCGACGCAGCCGAAGCGCTTCGCGATGTCTTCCCAGCGATGCCGTTCGGCACGCATCCAGACAAGATGCCGCTGTTCCTCTTCGAGCCACTGCACCCAGCGCATCGTTTCCAGCATCCGGTCGACCGCAGATGGTGACGGCGGCAACGGACGGCACTCGCAATCCTCGTTCGCAAGTGCTTCCCATTCGCGCCGCACGAATTCCGGCCAGACGTTGAAGTAGCCCTGAACACGCACGGGCGGCAGACGGTGGCTGGTATCCGCTGCCTCGACAAAGCGTGCTGCCACAGCATCGACGCTCCACTCAGCCATGGCGACCTCCGTGGCCGGGCGGGCCATAGAGCCGGTTGCCGATCCGGCGCACGAATTCACGCTCGATGAAATCCAGCCGTTCGTCCTCCTCGGCGACAACGAGGATGCGCTGGCGCTGCCAGCCGTCGCGTTTCACGGCATCGATATCCATCGTCACAGACTGGTGACGCGCGAGCGACGACGGGGAAGGTGGAATCGGGATCTTCATGCGATTGCCTCCTGCGTGTCGATGGCCCAGTGCAGCAGTGCAAGTGCGTCGGCCTCGTTGTCATCGGTGACGGCGTGACCGAGCGAGCACATCGACGCAATCACCGCATCCTTGCCCGCGTTGCCTTTACCGGTCGCGTGTTTCTTGATCGTGCCCACCGGCACACCCTGGTACGGGATACGGTGGTGCTCGCACCATGCCGAGAGCGTGGCGAGAAATCCGCCATACGCATGTGCGGCGTCGACACCGGCATGCCGGCGCACTTCCTCGAAGTACACAGCGTGAATATCCCCTGCGCTGCCGTGCAGTTCCGAGAGCCAGCGACGAAAGCGCAGAAAGCGCATGCCACCGCCTTCGAAACGCCGTGGTCGGAAGTGCTGCGCGCCGCTCGTGATACCGCCATCACTCCGGCGCAGCGCCCAGCCGGTGGTCGTGCCCAGATCAAGGGCGAGAATCGTCGTGATCATGATTGCAGTCGTTCCTGTTGTGGAGGAACGGCGCAGCCGGCAGAGCAAAACGTAATACCCTTGTGTGCGCGCGCACGCGCACGCGTATAAGAGTTACGTCGTAATGCGCCGGCTGCGCCGTTCGGCATGTTCGAATGGCGCCTCAGTTATCGGCGTATGGGGTGTATGCGGGCGTATGCGGGTGCTTGAGGTCGATGCCCCTGAAACCGCGCAGACCTGCGGTGTTTTTCCATTGCTCGCATCCACGCGTGATGAGCAGGTCGGAAAACCTCCGTTGTGATCCAACAAACTCCCCGGCGGATTCGGCCCATTGCTTCCAGTCGTTGAACAATTCCGCAGTCAACGACTTCGCGTTGGCCTCGCGTACACAGCGTTCGTCGAGCCAGCGGCCCAGTGCATCCTCGGCCTCGAAATACTCCTCGGTCGCATCCTTCACCTGTTGCGGGGGATCAAGCCGCCCGAGACGTTGCCAGTCCAGGCAGCCCTGAACTGCCCAAGCCAGAATGCCGTCGCGCTCGGCCAGGAGCCTCTGCTGGAGCAGCTTGTCGCGGCGCTCGGGCGGTATGGTGATCGTGAACGGGATCAGGTGCAGCCGCCGCTTCATTGCTTCGTCGATGTTGCGGATCGCAGGCTTGTGGTTACCGGCAACGAACAGCTTGAACTGAGGGAGGAATTCGAAGAAGTCCTGCCGCATGAAGCGCGCGGAGATCTTGTCGCCACCCGTGAGGTTCTTGATCTTCGATTCGGCCCAGCGCCGTCCCTGTTCTGTTTCGATGGCCGACACGAAGCGCGCGCCACGCAGGCTGGCCATGTCGGTCGGGTGCCGGTCGTTGCGCGTTTCCATGAATGTGTCCATCGGCGCGTTGGTGGCGTAGTCGCCGAGGATCGTTGCCAGCGTGTTGACGAACACCGACTTGCCGTTCGCGCCCGTGCCGTAGAGGAAGAACAGCGCGTGCTCCTGCGTCGAACCGGTGAGCGCGTAGCCCGCCGTCCGTTGCAGATAGGCCTGTAGCTCGATATCCCCGCCCGTGACCTCGGTGAGGAACTGCCGCCAGATAGGACAGTTGCCACTTTGGGTCGCCGTGGTGACCCGAGTCATCCGGTCGGTACGGTCGTGCGCACGTTGCCTGCCAGTCGTGAGATCGACCACGCCACCCGGCGTGTTGAGCAGCCACGGGTCGGCGTCCCATTCGGCGGTGGTGGCCGCATGTCGGCGATCCGATCGAGCCAGCCGTTCGACGCCAGCGACCGTGCCAGAACTGGCGAGCCTGGCGGCAATCTTTGGGTTTTCTGCACGCACGGCCGTGTGACGGCACACGCTACGGATCAGGTCGGTAGCGGCCAGGGTGTCTTCGGAGCGCCAGCGATGGCCATCCCACATCATCCAGCGCCCCCATGCGGACACGTAGCGCCAGTCGCGGTAGTAACGGCGGGTGAAGGCCAGCGCCAGCGCGTCTTCCGTGCCCCACACGGATTCGTCGCTGCCGACGGCGGGTTCCTGTTCGACGTCGACGTTGTAGATCTGGGCACGCGGGGCGTGGGCGAGAAAGGCTGCGAGATCGAAACCCTCAGCCATTGCATCCGCTGCATCCCATCCTTCTGATGCTTCCTCGGGCGGATACAGGATGTGGCAGGATTTTGCGCCTGCCGTGAGGATGGCCTGTGCTGCCTGCGTGGCGTATTCCCAGCCGGGTTTGTCGCGGTCGGGCCAGATGAGCACGGCCTTCTCCGCGAGTGGAGACCAGTCGGTCTTCTCGACGGGCGCGTTCGCACCGTGCATCGCCGTGGTAGCGACGATGCCTGCGTTGATCAGCGTCTGCGCGCATTTCTCGCCCTCGACCAGGACCACCTGCGAGGCGTCGACCATGCCCGGCTGGTTGTAGAGAGGGCGCGGACTGGGCGGGGCCATCTTGCGGCGCTTCGCATCCCACGGCCGGAATTCCTTCTTCCGGCCCGGTGGATCGTAGCGGTAGACGACAGCGATCAGCTGGCCACTAGCATCAAGGTAGTCCCACTTCGCCGTGGCCGGGCCAAGATCGTCGATCGGCGCTTCCTTTTTCGTGCGTCGTTTCGGCGTGAGGGCGCTCTGTCCAATCAGCTCGCGTGCCTCCTGCAGCACGCGCGGGAAATCGACGTGAGCGTTGACACCGAGCCATGCCGCGATCAGATCGAAGATGTCGCCGCCGTCACCGGTAGCGCGGTCGGTCCACAATCCGGCCTTCTCTCCGGCGAGCACTATTTCCAGGCTGTCGCCCGGGCTACCCAATACGTCACCGACAAGGAACAGACCCCGGCGCTGCTTGCCTGCGGGGTACAGGACGGTGAGGACCGATTCGATATGGGCAATCAATGTCGCGCGGATCTCGTCACGGTTCGTGTCCTCATGTACGGAGGACGGGATGTCGTTGAAATCGATCATTTTGAGTTCTCCCCGATTGCGGTTATGGCCGTGTGTTCCAGCAGCGGTCCTGCCACGCGCACATCCGGCATTCGAAGTGAGTGGGATCGTTGAATGCGCGTGGCAGTCGCTCGCCGGTGTCGCTCGCGCTGATCACCGTCACAGCACGGTCGGACATGCGTTGCGCAAGCACCGCATCGAACGGAACCAGCTCGATGTACAGATCCATCGTGTCGGCGTTGATCGCGGTGAACACGGCAGGATGCTCGTGCAGACCGAGATAGGCCTGATAGAGCGCGACCTGTGCGGCATAGATGGGTTTGGCGACGGCGAGCCGGTGCTTGAGCAATTCACGCCACGACTTGCCACCGAGGCACTTGTTCTCCCAGAGCGCCGGATAGCTGACGTCGTCGGGACCACCGACGAGCACACCGTCGATATGCCCCTGCAACCGGCCGTCGAGTGCCGAGAAGCCGAACTGCTCGCCGTCGGCCTTGCGCGTGCGCAGATCGAATCCGGCATCACGCAGCCACGCGACCATGCAGTCCTCCATGACATGGCCACGCTCGAAGATGCGCAGCATGCGGCCCGGAACGTCGCGACCGTGATCGACAGCAGTGCGTTCGTACTCGTACTGCAATGCACGTTCGCACGCGGCTCCCAGACGCGAGGCACCGAGATATGTGCGACTGCCCTCACGCTTGCTCGTGCGCTGCATGCCGGCATCGATCAACGTAGTAATTCGTTCCGACAGCGTGGACGAAGAATTGAAATCCATCATTGCGCGACCTCCCACGGCAGGTCGTCTGCCATATCGGCAAACGGATCGCGCGGTGGCGTCGTTCCGCGCACGGTGGACTGGCGCGTCGCCTCGTGGTGCGAGACCATCTGTTCCGTCCAGCAGGTGACGATCGCGTCAATCACACGCAGGGCTTCTTCCTCGGCATACGCGCCGAGGGGCTTGTCGAAACCAATCTCGCCAGCGGCTTCGCCGAAGGCCTTGAGGCACCGCTTCATTGCGGCGCATTCGACTTCAGTCGGATCAATCATCGTGTTCTCCGCAAGGGTTGCGCCGCCGTCCAGGGCACGAAGCCTGGTGCCGTACAACGCATGGAAGGCGTCCTGGCAGCGTCGCGAGCAGAACGCCCAGTCAATCGGGTAGCGCCGGGGACTGCCGATACCGTGACGGGTATCGGCATGCGTGAGTCCCCGGGCCTGACGGGTGCAGACCCAGCATTTCATTGGGGATCTCCGCGTCAGGCCCAGGCAGGTTTGCCAGCCGGTGCCGGCCGGGTCGTAGCCGGCGCGGGCCGGAAAGTTGGCGTGGTCTGCGCCGGAGCACCCGACTGGCCGCCGGAGCCCGAATGCTTCGACGCCCCGCCCATGAGCGCGGGGTAGTCGGCGTGATCCGGTTCGACGACCATGCGCACGACGTTGCGGTCGTCGCCACGCGCATCCTTCTCGATGTCCACGCGCACGATGAACTCGATGCCATCCAGATCGGCGAAACTCTCGATACGGCGGGCAGCCGATGCCTGCGGACTGTTGTCCTGCGGGTGGATGCGACGAGCGCTGTTGAGAATTGCGCGGATGAAGCTGCGCCCCATTTGCCCCCACGTCGGTCCTTTGCGGGAATGGAGGCCGATGTTCGTCCACATCTTGCGTTTGGCATACGGGCCGTCGGTCACGACAAATTCACAGGCCAGATAGACCGAGCCCGTCTCGAACGATTCGGTCGCGTACCCGCCAGTCCAGCCCTGCTCGGGATCGTCATGGCCGCCGGGTTTGATGGTCATGCGAACCGGTACGACGGTGCCCTTCGGGATCAGCTCAAAACCAGCGTGCTGGGCATCGGCATCGTTGAAGTCGTTCCATTGGGACATGATCAGTTCCTCGTCGTCGGGGATTGGGTCGCTGCGGCTGCGCATTTACGGATCAGCGCGTGGAGATCGGGCGGCTCGAGCAGGTCGAGCTGACCAGAGCGATCCTTGGCCGGATAGCCGTAGGGGTTGAGCGTGTGGGTGACGAACGCGCGATAGGAGGTGCCGTCGTCGGCCTTGATCTCGGCGAGTGTGACGACCTCGTCGACGATGCCAGGCAGCTCGGCGGCAGTCTTCGAGCCTTCGATCTGCGGGGTGAACACCTTGCGGTTGAAATCGTCGACACGCTCGTCGAGAATCGCGACGAACACGACGTTCTTGCCGCGCGCATGCTGCAGATGGGTCAGTGCCGCGAGCATTTCCGTGCCAAGCAGGCCATAGGCACCGCGCATGTCGGGCTTGCCCGTGCGATCGGACACGGCCTGCGGCTGGGTTCTGGCCCAGATCAGTGCCAGACGCGCGAGCACGGTGATGCTGTCGACGAAGTACGTGTCGTAGCGGACCAGCTGCGCCGGATCGCCGAAGCGTTCGCATACGTGGTGGAAATGCGCGTCCGAGAACGGCACCTCCGGTGGCAGGGCCGGGTTGGGGCCTGCGAGGAACACGACGAGGTCGCGGAATTCCGGCCAGGTAGCCGGACGCATGCAGTCGCCTTGCCAGTCGCGCACTGCGAGGTCACCCGCCTCGAGATCGACGAACAGGGTGGTGGCCTCGGGCAGCGTCCGGAGCAGGCTCGTCTTGCCGATACCGCTCTTGCCGAGCACGGCGATCTTGACGCCTTGGCGCTCGGCTAGGCGCTGGTCAGCGGTGATGATGGGCAGAGCCATTACGCGGCCTCCTTCAGCAGCTCGGCGACTGCCGGATTCCAGAGAATCTGGTAGCCCGAGTGACCGTTGCGCGAGTACGGCATGGCCTCGGCCCACGCTTCGCCAGCCGAGGTGAGCTCCCACTCGTCGCGGTCATTGCGCATCTGCAGGCCGTGACGTGCAAGGCGCTGGTTGGCGGCTTTCGCCGAGATGCACAGAAGCTGGCCAACCTGCGTGGCATTGAGCGAGCAGATGGGCGCATCCCCAGCGGGCAACGCGCGACGGAGCGTTTCGACGGCGATACCGGTGTTCTCGTGGATACAGGTCAGCGTTGCAGCCATGGCAATGCCGGCCTTGACGCCAGGCACCTTCGCCACGGCCTCGCCGATCAGCAGGATTGACGACACGCGGTCCTGGGTCGGTGCCGGCAGGCTGGCGACGGCGTTGTAGCTGCCGGTCTTGCGAATGGCGGGCAGCACTTCGCTCGTGACCCAGCGCTTGAAGCGCTTTGCCGCATCCTTGGTGCTGCCGAGGATCAGTGCATACAGCCCCGATTCGTTGACGTGGTTCTGGCGCTGGCGGCCGCCAGGCGTAAGGGTGTCCAATTTCTGGACATCCTCGTCATCCACATGCGATTCGACGGCCTGGCGCGGATTACCGAACTCGAGCACAGTGCACACGTCATTGGCGTTGAACCACGGCTGGCCAGCGTCATCGACATGGACGCGCACTGCGTGGGCTTCGAATTCGAACGGAAGGATATTCGTCATGGTCAGGCTCCCATGTCGTTGAGGAGGGCCAGCCGGAAAGTCGGCTTACCGGGTTTGGTGGTACGAGCTGACGCAAACTGCTCGCGCAACGCCGGCGGCCAGTTCGAGAAGCGTGATTCGGGAATCGACAGCTCCACGTCGACGTAGTCCTCGGCTCGCTCACCGGCAGCCGTGATGCGTGCGGCCATCTTGGACAGGCCTTCCTGGTCCCAGGACACGCGGCGCGGCAGTTCGAACGTGATGCGCAGCGCGCCGTCGGACACGTGCGTGGTGCCGAAGTCGCGACCGGAGTCACGCAGGGCTGCGCGAGCCTGCTCGCCGTAAGCGGCATCGAGCGCCGCGTCGAACTTCGCGCGGGCCGATTTCAGCCATTCACTCGCTTCGGCGAGGTTGCGGTGGATTTCGGCTTTCTGGGCCGCAGGAAGCGCCGCGAGCTGGGCCACGGACATGGCTGCGAGGTCGGCGGGGAAAATCGTCATATCGGTCATGGCGATTCCCCTTACTGGTTCATCGAAGCGTGGACGGCTGCAGTCCCTTTCGCTTCGAAGGGTTCGGACGTGCTTCGGCGCAGGCTTTCCGTTTCGTAGGCTTCGACGTCCTCAAGGCGGTACAGGACGCGCCCGTGCAGTTTCATGAAGACGGGGCCGATGCCATCGGAGCGCCAGCGTTCGAGAGTGGCCTCGCTGATGTCCCAGCGTTCAGCCAGATCGCGTTGATTGAGGTGTTTGACGGTCACGTTTTTCTCCTTTCGGGTGGTTGCGAAAACGTGAGGTCATGTTCGAATTCGGGATGTACGGGCGTCAGCCAACGCCATGTACGGGCTGATGTACGGGCTCAGCCAGAGCCAGAAAAAGCCGGGCCCAGAAAGCAAAAAACCGCCCGAAGGCGGTTGCACGTGAAGCCGAATGTCAGCGCAGGTTTATTCCAGCTTGATGCCATACCCCGCGTCGTCATGCGTGATGTAGTCGAGCCACTGGTTGTTGCTGCTGAAGATGCTTGGAACGCGCTTGCCGCGCGCTGCCTCCCGTGAGCCGTAAACGGCAACCAGGATGTCGCCGGCAGAAACGCGAGTGCGGCCGTTTTCGAACTGTTCGACCAGATATTTCACCACGGCGATCTGCTTGGGACCCTTGATGGTCCATGGCTTGTCCGCCCTGGTGGCGATGACCAGTGTATTACTGTACGGGTCGAAGCGAACTGGGCGCGATTTTTCCTCCTTGCTACCCGCCGGTGCCACCAGCAGGCGATGGATCAGGTCGATGTCGGCCTGTGGCTTGACCACGTAGTCCACAAGAACGCTGGAGATCGGAGCGATGCGGTAGCTCCTGGGTGGAGGTACGATGTCAGGCAGGGCTTGGCCTGATGTGAAGATCAGGCCCTGTTCGGGTAGTGACGCAGCACGGAAGTGGTCGAAGACCCGGTCGATGGATGACGACAGCCCTCGCACCAGCCATACATCGACCTGCGCGTCGGCGATGCGCATCTTGCCGAGGTTCCACAGCGTGCTACCAATGGCCGGCATCGTGATGCCACGGCGATGAGCCTGTGGAATTCCGAGCAGATCTGCCAGATAGTTCAACAACTTGGTGTCTGAGACAGCATGAACTGCCACGAGATCAGCCGGCACGTATTTGGAGCGGAAGGTTTCAGGACAGCGGTAGCGATACCGTCCGGATTCATCTTCCTCGAGATCGACCATGACCGTTTCATCGCCGCAAGGGGCAGGGTAGCCACCTGCGTATCCGATGCATTCCGTCCATGTGTCGAGATCGCGCCGGGACAGGGCCGTCGTGCGCGACAGGCTCCACCCGGGCACGCCCAGCAGACGTTGCCCGTCCGCATCGGGGATCGGCTGGTTCGATTGTTCGAACAGTGCGAGCAGCTCAAGCAGCGAGCGCGTCGATAGGGGTATCGTCTGCACTGCCGATCTCCTTCACCAGATTCCACCTTGCCAGCAGGCGGTCGCACATTGCTCGATCTCTTTCGCGCTTGGTCTTGATGTTGCAGCGATTTTCGTCGCGCAGAATGATGGTGATCGTGCGTGCGCGATCCGTGCCGACTTTCTTGACGCGAATGGAAAGCTTTGCGTAATTGAGATGATGGTGGCGGAAATCGAAGGTTGGCGAGATCAGGGAGCGTGCAGCCGTGTAGATGTCGTCGGTGTCCTTGGCCCAGATTTTAACCAGCAGCGATCGATGGTTTTCGGATGCATAGCCGAGCTCGATCACCTTGACCGATGCGACGTTCTCACCGGAGATATCGAAATTCCGGGGTGCTGCGAGGCTCTGGTAATCGTATTGCTTGAGCGGAACCTTCTCGCCAGTGATCGGCGACTGCAGCAACGAGTCTGCCGCGATGCGCGCCAGTGCTTCACGTCCGTCAGTGTCTTTCGACAGGACTTCCAGATGACCGTTGGCTGGCTCGTAGGTGACATGCGAGGACACGGCACGCACGACCTCTTGCGGCACCAGCTCACTATCTTGGACGCAATCGACGATTTCGGGCGGACGGTTATGGTGGACACTGATTTGATACAGCTCGACGTCCTCGCCGGTCTGCGTGTCCGGGCGCAGTCGCTTGAACACCTGCACAGCGACGTCTGTCGCTGCACAGCCAAGCTGTTCGGCCACGGAAATGTGGAAGGACTGACGCGCCTCCACGTCATCCAGCACCGCGAGATTTTTGGGTGCCACGTACCCTGAATAGCAGGTAGCATTTTGGCGGAATACGTCCGCCTGCCGGGAATTCAGGGCATCATCGAATTGCGACGGCGCATGGCGATACAGCCAGATGGCGCGTTCATACTGGTTACGAATCGCGGAAAACGTCGCCAGATCCTGCTCGTCGAAGAAGTCCTGGCAGACCCCGTCGATGGCGTCTTGACCTGGACCGTCGGACAGCAAAACGATGCGTTCGGCAACTTCCTCGATCTGCTGCCGTTCTCCGACATCGAGGCTTGCCAGTTCTGCTGCCATCGCCGCCCGCTGGTCCCTCTTGGTCTGGTCGTCGTCCAGATCCACCAAATCCAGGCTGAATTTATCGACCATGAATTCGTGGAATACGGCCGGCGTCACGTGGCCGAGCAATTTCGACAGATTCTCTGCATCGTTCATCGCTACCCCTTTCTCAACGTGTGGATCAGGCTGGCTTTGGTCTGTGGCCCTGTTTTTTATCGGGGTGTACAGACCGATGTCGTTCGGTTTACCGAACAGATACGATTATTTCGGGACAGTGATGGGTTTGTCAAGCAGTTACGAATTCGTTCGGTCGAGTGGTATCATTTTCTGGGTGAACCGGAACGATCAGGAGATTTCAGTGCCATCCTCTCTGGGTGACAAGATCCGTGCGCGGCGCAAGGAAAAGAAGCTCAGCCTCGAGCAGTTGGCCGAACTCACCGACTCAAGCAAGAGCTATATCTGGGAGTTGGAAAACAAGGACGACCCGAAGCCGTCGGCTGAGAAAATCGGGAAGATCGCTGCCGTGCTCGATGTGACGACGGAATTTCTGCTGAACGAGTCCACGACGACTCCCGACGAGGAAGTGGTCGACGAGGCTTTCTTCCGCAAGTACAAGAGCATGTCCGAGCCGGACAAGAAAAAGATCCGCAAGATCCTCGATGCCTGGGAGGACGAATGACGGCTGTGAAAAAGCCGCAGGCTGCAGCTAATCAGATTTCGTCGATGTTGAACGCCGTGCTCGGCGTGGACCGTTTTCCGGTCAAGGTCGATGAACTGGCGCTGGAGTATTCACGGCAGTGCTTCGCGGATTCGCCGATCGACAAGGTGGTCGGCGAGGACATGGATGATTTTGAAGGCATGCTGGCTGCGAACAAGGCACGGTCGAAATGGCTTATCGTTTATAACAGCGCCGTGCGGTCGGAAGGGCGCAAGCGCTTCACCGTCGCTCACGAATTTGCCCACTACCTGATGCATCGCCATCAGCAGGACCGTTTTGAGTGCGGCACCGATGACATTGAGACGGGCGACAACAATGGGCGCGATATCGAGGCTGAGGCGGATGTCTTCGCCTCGACCCTGCTGATGCCGCTGGATGATTTCCGGCGACAGGTGGACGGACAGCCGGTCAGCTTTGATCTGCTCGGTCACTGCGCTGATCGCTACGGTGTTTCTCTGACAGCGGCAGCTTTGCGCTGGACAGAAATCGCGCCGAAGCGTGTCGTGCTGGTGGCCAGTCGCGACGACCATATGCTATGGGCGAAATCAAACGATGCGGCGTTCAGATCGGGGGCATATTTTGCGACGCGCAGGAACACCATCGAGTTGCCTCGCCAGGCGCTTGCCCACAGCGATAACGGCTGGAGTGCAGGCGATCAGCAGACGGGCCGAGCGCAGCACTGGTTTCCACATGAACCTGCCAGCATGCCCGTTACTGAAATGACCCGGGTGGCAGGGCAGTACGACTATACGTTGACGCTGCTGTCGTTGCCCGACGCGGAATGGCAACGGCCCCGGCACGATGACGAAGAGGCCGAGGAGGACAGCTTCGACCGGTTCGTCCGCAACGGACAGTACCCGGCGCGGTAGATCATGAGCACGTACAAGTGGCAGTTCGGTTCCCGTTTCCGCCGCAACGCCTTCGGCTGGCGATCCGACACGCCGATTCAGCGTATCAAGGAAGCGCTTTCAGAAATCAAGGCGGTCGCACGCAAGGAGCCAGTGGTTGCGGCCGAGGGGGCGGTGCTGCTCCTCGAAAAGCTGTCGCCCTCTCTCGAGCAGGTCGATAGCTCCTCGGGTGCCTTGGGCGCGGCGGTCAACAAGGCCATCGAAACACTGGTGCCAATCATTGCGAAGGCGGATGTCGACGCGAGCGCTCGGCAGCGTTGGCTTGAACTCCTGTGGCAGGCTTTGCAGGACGATGAGATGCCCTACATCGAATCGCTCGGCGAGCACTGGGGCGAACTGTGCGTTACCCCGGAGATTGCTGCCCGGTGGGTCGATGAGTTCTTGCCGCTGGTCGAACATGTCTGGGGTTCCCAATCCTCCGGTCACGGTTTTTTCAAGGGGACCGGTGCATGCCTTGCTTCGTTGTACGCGGCCGGTCGCCATGAACAACTGCTCGCGTTGCTGGAGCGAGCGCCGTTCAAGTGGTGGTATTACCACCAGTGGGGCGTAAAGGCGCTCGAAGCGATGGGGAAGAAGGCGGAGGCGATTCGATATGCTGAGCAGTCGCGCGGCTTGAACGACCCAGGCTGGCAGATTGCAGAGGCCTGCGAAGCCCTCCTGTTATCGTCGGGCATGGCGGAGGAGGCATATCGACGCTATGCGATCGAAGCCAATCAAGGCACGACTAATCTCGCCACCTTTCGCGCCATCGCCAAAAAATATCCGAACATACCGCCGGAGCAGATTCTGCGCGACCTGGTTGCAAGCACGCCCGGTGCTGAAGGCAAGTGGTTCGCCGCCGCGAAGGATGCCGGCCTGTTCGACGTTGCCATCGAGTTGGTCACGCGCAGCCCGACCGACCCGCGCACACTGGCGCGCGCAGCAAGAGATTTTGCCGAGCTTCAGCCTGGGTTCGCGGTCGCTGCCGGCCTTGCTTCATTGCGGTGGATTTCGCTCGGCCATGGTTATGAAATCACGGGTACCGATGTGCTCGATGCCTGTTCTGCCGTGTTGAAGGCGGCGTCAACGGAAGGCATGGATATTCGGCAGGTCAAGACCCAGATCAGGGATCTGCTGGCCTCGACGCCTGCAGGCAATCAGTTTATGAAGACTGTTCTGGCTCATCATCTGGCGGTCTGATTCAGTCGCGTTTTTGCAATAGCCTGCATCCGTATGCGGGCATACGAAACTCCCTCATGGTGTCGGTGACGGTTCGTCTGGAGAATTTCGCTTTCAAGGCGAGTTTGACGGAGAGGATCGATACCGATGCACGAGACAAACCAGATTTCCCCAGAACGGATGACCCCGGAGCAGCGCAGGCTCGAAGTCGCGTCGCTGCTGGCCAACGGGCTCGTGCGCCTGCGCATCAGCCACTTTCCACAGTCCACGAAGCGCCTGCCGGAGAGTGAGTTTGAGCTTGCCTTATCTGGACGCCAGCGCGTTCATATAGACCCCGTCAACAACAAAAATACGGAGTCCAGATGAGTACGAGCCCGCGTGCATACACGACACCAGCGTCAGTTGCTGCGCAAATCGCCCGATTGTCTGATCTGCCCATGGCAGAAATCAAGGCGCTGTGGCGCAGGCTGATCGGGGGCGATACGCCCACGCACAACCGGCAATTTCTCGAGCGCCGCATTGGCTACCGACTGCAGGAAGTCGAGTTTCGCAAGGTCGATCCAAACCTGCTTGAGAGGAACAAGCGCCGCATTGCCAATCTGATAGAAACGGGCAAGCTCACGAAGAAGGCGCGATCGTACCGTCCGCCAGCTGGGACGGTGCTGACCCGCGAATACCAGAAGGTCGAGTATCTCGTGACGGTCATTGCGGACGACCGATATGAGTTCGAAGGTCGGCTATACCCGAGCCTGTCGATGATTGCTCGCGAAATTACGGGGACGCGTTGGTCAGGTCCCGTGTTTTTCGGTCTCACTGAGCCGGGAAAGCGGAAGGTTGAAAAACAGCGGGGGCGGAAATGAGCGATTCACTGATCCGGCGCTTGCGCTGCGCCGTCTACACGCGTAAATCCACCGACGAGGGACTGGACCAGGAGTACAACTCGATCGATGCGCAGCGCGATGCGGGGCATGCGTACATCGCGAGCCAGCGTGCCGAGGGCTGGATTCCGGTCGCCGACGACTACGACGATCCGGCATACTCGGGCGGGAACATGGACCGTCCCGCGATCAAACGCCTGATGGCAGATATCGAGGCGGGCAAGATTGACATCGTGGTGATCTACAAAATCGACCGGCTGACGCGCAGCCTGACAGACTTCGCCCGCATGGTTGATGTGTTCGAGCGCCACGGCGTGTCGTTCGTCTCGGTTACCCAGCAGTTCAACACCACGACCTCGATGGGCCGACTGATGCTGAACATCCTGCTGTCCTTCGCCCAGTTCGAGCGCGAGGTCACCGGGGAGCACATTCGCGACAAAATCGCTGCGAGCAAACGCAAGGGCATGTGGATGGGCGGGATTCCACCCATCGGGTACGACGTCGTGAATCGACGACTGGTGTTGAATGACGGCGAGGCAAAACTCGTGCGCCACATCTTTCGGCGTTTCGTCGAAATCGGATCGACCACCCTCGTGGTCAAGGAGTTGAGACTCGATGGCGTGACGTCCAAGGCCTGGACGACGCAGGACGGCAAGGTCCGTAAGGGGCGGCCGATCGACAAGGCGCTGATCTACAAACTGCTGCACAACCGTACCTACCTCGGGGAATTGCGCCATCGGGACCAATGGTATCCGGGAGAGCATCCGTCGATCATCGATAGCGATCTGTGGGATCGAGTTCATGCAATCTTGTCCACCAATGGTCGTGCGCGCGCGAGCGCCACACGGGCGAAGGTGGCAAAGGTGCATTGTCTGCTCAGGGGTATGGTGTTCGGAAGCGACGGCCGGGCGCTGTCGCCAATTTCCACGGTGAAGAAAGACGGGCGTCGATATCGCTACTATGTCCCTCAGCGTGAGAAAAAGGAGCATGCCGGTGCGTCGGGTCTGCCTACCTTGCCAGCGGCCGAGCTCGAGGCAGCGGTGCTGGATCAACTGCGGGCGATCCTTCGGTCACCGGGGCTGATCGGGGATTTGCTGCCTCGAGCGATCGCACTCGACCCGAGCCTAGACGAGGCCATGGTCACCGTGGCAATGACCCGTCTCGATGCGATCTGGGACCAGCTGTTTCCGGCCGAGCAGACCAGGATCGTCAATTTGCTGGTCGAGAAGGTGATCGTGTCGCCCGATGATCTGGAAGTGCGGTTGCGCGCGAACGGCATCGAGCGTCTGGTCCTTGAATTGCGACCGGCGACCGATGGTGGGGCCGAGGAGGTCATGGCATGAGTAAGATGTCGATCCAGCAGTCAGGGAAGCTAAATGTCGTCGAAGCAAGCGACGGCCGCCTGACCTTGTATGTGCCGATCAGGATCAAGCGGCGTAGCGGCCGCAAATTGGTTACGCTGCCCAGCGGCGAAGCCATGAAACCTCGACCGTGGGACAACGCCGCGGCCACGCCGCTGCAGTTGGCGTTGGCCCGAGGCCACCGCTGGCTGGGGATGCTGACATCGGGCGAAGTGCAGTCGCTCAAGGAAATTGCTGCCCGCGAAAACGTCGACCCCAGCTATGTGAGCCGAATGGTCAATCTGACCTCGCTGGCGCCCGACATCGTGGCAGCGATTCTGGACGACGCATTGCCGGACCACATCACGCTGTTTGATTTGGCGGTCGACCCACCGGCTCTGTGGGAACGCCAACGTGAGCGGCTTAAAGTCCTTGAATGACTGACTGCGACCGATGGCGGAGGGAGGGGCTAGACTTTTCAATAATTTCGCTGTAAATTTCGTTGTAATTCAACGAAACGGAGGCTGTATGCCCCTTCAATATATCAACGGCGCCGACGGCAAGCCCGCATTCGTCGTCATCCCCTACGCTGAGTATTCGCGTATCGACAGCCCCGTTGTCGCAGAGAGTGAGGCATCTGCGTCGGACTCGCTGCTCAGCGCCGATGGACTTTTTATCCGCTTGCCTCATGGCGGACCGGACGCGAAGATCGATCTGCGCCAGTTCATTGACGCGTGGGCGCGTCGTGGAACCATCTCGGTGCTGGCGATCAACAAGCGGCGCCAGGCCTACGAAAAGTTCGAGGGCGAGGCTCTGAACGGCCTCGATGCGATCCTGCGCCGTTGCTTCCTGCCCAAGGACTCTCCCTACCAGAATACGATGCAGGCTACCACGGCCGTGGTCGACGCCCTTGTAGAAACCGGTGTCTTCTCGCGGAGTCTCGAATCTATGCCTGGATACTACCGCCCGGTGCAATGTATTCGGATCAACGAGGAAAAGGCTGCGGAGTTCTTGCAAAAGCACGGCAAGCCCAACGACCCGCTTGACATCCATCGTTTCGTGCTGCCGTAG